AAGGCTGACTTTCCAATCGAAGCTGACATTACGTTTGACATGGTTACTTCGGGTCGAGCAATTAAATATGTCGTCGTTGATGTGAAGCTACCAGTACCGAATAAGACGTTAGCATAAAAATGAAAGCTATCAATCTTTTGTTGGTTATAGCAGTTCTAGTTGCTTTGGCAGTTCTTCAGAAAGATTGTTCTGAGTTTGCCAAGACACAAGGTCTACATTAAATACTTAGATATCAAAGGCTTGAAACACAGCCTTTCGTATAATGTATAATATGTCAATAAAATCAATAACTTAGGTAATTTTAAGTATGAATATAACAGCAATAATGGGGGATAATCAAGTGGAATGTCCTAAATGTTTGTCGCTTTTTCATAAGCAATATTTGTACTTTCACATGACTAAGTGCAAGGGATAGGTTTTAAGAAATGGAACTATATGTTTGTACTCAACTCGACAAACCATCTAACACATGCATTGTTTGGCTTGACCTGAATACAACCATGTTTGCCATTACTGGCTGGGAAGCGTCAATGATAATCACAGCGATTTCCGGCTATTACTTAACTATGTGGTTATTAAGAAATCTTCGTTATTCCGTCAAGTGAGGAGAAACACAATGGAAAAACAAAACCAACTTACCGTTGTTGAAAAAAACGGCCGTACTTCTTTAGTTCGTGGCTCTGTGTTAGGGGGTGTTTTAACAGCTTTGGCTATGTCAAATGCTAATGCAAAGTTAGAGCTTGATCCTGCTTCATTTATTGGTGATATCGGTGTTGCAGAAACATTTGGTATTGCTATCGGTATCGCAATTCTTGGCTTTGTAGCTGTTATGGCTCTAGTGAAGAAATCACGCGGTGCAGTGAAGTAAAAAAAATGCTGTGAGCGCGCGCTGAACGATGCTTGCAGCGTTTGGCGCGCGAGCACGGCAATTTAGAGATCGAATGCTATGGACGAACCATCAATATTTAACTGGCTACTCGTTATTATTGCAGTTGTAGGCGTACTCATTCTTCTAAAGTGAGATTGCGATATGTTTAAATTTTTTAATTTTTTTTTCTTACTTTTTTTTACATCATTTTCAATTCAAACATTCGCTGCCGACGATGGTGATTGGTGGCTTCAACGTCAGGTTCAATTGCAACAAAATCGCGAAGATTATGCAAAGCGTGTCTATGGTTCGGCACGTCATGTCTACGATACTCAAATAACTGAAAATGGTGTTTCTAAAGTTAAGACAGTTGTTAAAAACGTTGTTGTTGAAGATGTACCATCCAAAGCTAGGCTTGGCAAATCTTTATTACAACGGGCTAAAGCTTTTAGGGGCGGTGTCGCAGGTGTATTGGGTGGTGCTGCTGTTACAGCTTTGATTGAAGCCGTTGGTTGGGTTATGGAAGAAGGAACCTTTGTTAAATATAAATCTGTGGATGACAATAATTGTCTTTTTAAATCTTATTTGGTTTCTTTCGGTTCTGATCATGCTTATTGTGGAATTATAAACGCAGGACAAGGCTCATTACCTTTAGTAAAAACTAGACTAGAAGGTCAAGGTTATACAGATGTTTCTTTCGAATCTTGCGAATTAAGTAATCCTAGTGCTCCACCTTCAAGTTCTTCAAGTGCAACTGGAACTTGTACTTATTCAATGAAAAACAACGGAAATAAAACTACAAATAAATATTCAGTTTCAGCAGTCGAAAACAAAAATCCTTCTGATAATAAAACTAAGATTGTTATTACTGATGAACATGTTGGTGGAATTGTCACGGGTGATTATAAAGATCCAGTAGATCCTAAATATGACATTACAGATCAACAATATCGTCCTGTTGTGACTGATGCTTATCAGCATGACCCACATGGTATTGGTGACGATATTGCCAATGAAATGGATGATCGTATCAAAAATGCGCCTCCAACGCCTGACGGCAAGCCTGCTCCTCCGGGTGATCCAAAGTATAAAAATCCTCCAAGTGCTGATGGTGCAACTAACGACCGATCATGGCAAGATGACGGTGGCAAAGCCGATGCTGATACAACTCCAAAAACCGATCCAGAAACGGGCGAACCTACTGGCGGTCAATCAATTTCACTTCAGTTTCCAGTTTTCTGTGAATGGGCTCATAGCATGTGTAAATGGTATGACGATTGGAAATCGTCAGATAAAACTTATAAAGATCATTTAAAAAAGGTTGAAGATCATCAGATAGAAGAAGCAACTTTTTGGTTCAAAGTTAAGGATTGGTTTACATGGACTAAAGATGATTCCGATCTACCTGATCGTGATGACTCAGATTTAAATACCACTGTTGACTTTGAAGAAAAAAAGATAGGTCTCAATGTATCACCACAGTGCCCAGCACCAACTTTTGAAACAATCACTCTGCATGGTGTAACTGCACAAGTTAAGACATCAGACTACACATATATTTGTCAGTTGGATTGGTTGATTAAGCCTTTCACTATTGGTTTTGCAGTTGTATTGGCCTGTTTCATTCTCTTTGGATTTAATCGTGGGAGTGAAGGCTAATGGGTAAATTTCTATATGGAATATTTGATCTTTTTGCAAATAACTTCGTTCGCCAAATATTGACCAGTCTAGGTGTTGGCATTGTCACTGGACTGCCTTTTTATCTCTTTTTATCAAGTTATGTCACCAGTGCAGCTTCGCATATCGAATCGCTTCCATTTATTGGATTAATGGCCGTCTTTGGTGTGCCCGAAGCTATAGGTATTATTTTTTCTGCAATTCTTACACGTGCATATTGGGAAGCAATGCGCATACGTATGGCTAAGAGGTCTTAAACATGCCTGTTATTTTAGTTACTGGAAAAATGGGTCAAGGTAAGACTCATATGGTTATGAAAAAATGGCTTATTCCAGCTGTTGAATCTGGTCGTCCTGTTTATACAAATATTGATGGATGTACGCTTGATGTGAATCCCATTCCTGAGAATGAAAAAGGCGAACTGGACTGGACATTAACACCTTCATCGAATGTGCAAACTGGTCAAAAAGCTGGCCTTATTATCTATGACGAAGCACAAAGGCAGGTTGATAAAAAAGGCATACGGTATTTTGCTTGGGCTGCACGTGAGAAACTTTCTACGCGTGAAGTTATTCGAGAACTTGAATATCACCGCCATTCTGGACATGACATTATATTCATTACACAGTCACCAAAATTGCTTCATTTACACTTGTTGGAGCTTGTAAACGAACATTATCACTGTACACGTCTACGTAATGAAAAACGTTCACAGGTATCGTTATGGCGTTCGTGGCAGGAAAAACCTGATTCATTAGCAGCGACTGAACGCGCTGAGGATGTATTTTTTGAGAATTTTGATGAAAAAGTATTTACACAGTACAAGTCGACTGAGGAAGTTACTGACGGTAAAACACGTATCCCTGGATATTTTTGGAAATTAGCGATTATTGCTGCAGTGTGTTTTATCATTGCTGCTGGATTGTTAATTAATGGCTTTGTGCATTTCTCAGGTGGTAAACGTATTGGTCAGGATGCACTTGATAAAACGATGGAAGCTCAAAAACAGCTTGAAGAACGTGGTGCTAAGAATGCTCCAGTAGTACAGCAAACTTCGCAAATATCGCCTGAGCTACAAGCTAAGATCAATGACTGTGTAAAACAGTTCGGCTGGTCGCCTGAGATGTGTCGAGAGGGTTTAGATAAAGAATATCTTGAATCTAAGAATAAACAGCTTGAGGCTAAAACTGGTAATTCAATGGAACGTATTGTTGTTGATTACAACCCGAATAAACCATTCGATCCAGTCGTTACTGGTGGCTATCAAGTAACAGCAATGCCAGTTTTTGCTGGCTGTATGAAAAAGAACGGTCGTTATGTTGCATATACTCAACAGGGTACTATTCTTCACGATGTATCACAGGCGGATTGCAGAAAAGTAGTTGAAGATGGTGATAGACCGTTTAATTACTTTGTCCAGCAGCAACAGCAGCAAAGTATGCAAACAGTGAAAAATGAAAATCCTTCTCTTTGATTACAAAAACCGACTCTATGATGTGACGTAGAAATTAACCAAAAAGTGTCTTCAGGGGAATTAAGACACATCGTGATATGATATAAATTAAGCAATAAATATGAGTGTCTTAAGGCGTAGTCTAGACACTTTGACAAGAGGGTTTATGAGTACAAAAGAACATATTTTCGAATATCTTGAGAATAAAGCTCAGCAAGCTATTGATTCTTCATTGACTCCTTTGAAATGTCTGGAAAAGGTTAATGAGCTTTCAGGCGCTGTTGATGTTCTAATTAAATGTCATTTTTTATTGGAAAAACAGGATATTGATAGAGCTTTCGATATTCTTGATCAGGTTTTATTAGTGGCTAATGGTTCTCTTTAGGGGCAATTATGAGTACGCAAGATATTATAGGTTTAACTGTAGTGATTTTGGCTCTCTTCTTTTGTTGCGGTTCAGTGTTTGAATACGTGAAAGAAAAATTAAAGTGATAGCTGAGATTTCGCATAATGTAACTGACAGATTATGTTACATAGTGAATTTGCAAAAATAATATACTTGCAAATTCACGTAATTTAACATCAATCTGCATTATGCGAAATTGAATAAAAAACCGACTATAAAGTCGGTTTATTTATTGGGGAGAATAGGGGAGTTTCGCTATTCTCTAGAGGTCTTATTGATTGTTCTTTAATCAATCCTCAAGTATTAAAGCTCCAGAGCTTCCAATGTTTATTTTCTCGAGTGCTAAATCTAGCACTGCATGAACAATTTCGCTGTCTTTCATTTGGCTGTTGTTCTTTTCCATAAGTTTCTTGTTGATT